TCTGTTAGAAATCTTTGACAATTTGCAAATGTACCATCATATAAGAATATTCTATTTTCTCCATATTTCTCCACAGCATTATTAATTAAATTATTAATTGTTTTAGATGATGGTATATACTCAACACTAACACATTTAGTTTGTTCATCAGGTATATATTCATCTTTTAACTCAATATTTATAACTTGGTTCTTTTCTAATAATATAATCGTCCCTTCCACTAATTCTAAAATCATAAATAGATGATATAAATTATCGTAGTTCAAATTTTCTTTAGCGGTTTTCCATTGACCCATAGATATAATATTTATCACAGCATCAAACGTTTTTTGTATTGGTTTTTTACAAATCGTAATATTTTTAATAGGTATATTACCATAATTATCAAGGAATGATCTCACAAATGGTGGTGATGTTCTCCTTAAACCGTCATTAACAGTATCTATAACATTTTTTAAATAGTTCATTTTAATATAATATTAGTTTATATTATATTAAAAATAATTTATAACTTAACGCCTAATCGTTTCCTCAAGGCTTCAATATATTTTTGGGTCCCTGTGTATCTAATATTTGCCATACCTTCACGGGAATGTTCAATAACCCTATCATAAATATTTATAGAACCTGCTTTTTTAGGGTCAAACACTCCAGATGTTCCCTCCTCATCAAAGTAATAATCAGCAAACCAATCTTGATTATTATATTTAGAATAATTTTTTGATAATGTATTACTATCATGATATTCAGGCATTTCTATATAACCGTCTTTTTCTGATTCTAAAACTGTATCAATTAAAATGTCTTCATAAATATTTTGATGATCGCTATTATCGCTTGCATTATATAATGCTTTTTTTATTTTATTCCCTCCTCTTTTTAAATTTTTATTAATGTGTTTTGTGTTTTCTCTAAGAGGTCCTATAACTTGTTTAATTTTTTCGTTTTTGGTTTCAGGATTAGCGTAAAACCCTAACTCATCGCCGCTTGAATCTTCTAATTGTATTTGTTCGTTGAATGATTCCGTATTTGGGTATTGACCTTTAGTTATTCCATGACTTTCAAATTGGTATTCATCTTTTTGGGGGTTATTTCGTTTCCTATATTCTGCCGCTCCTTGTTTCATAATTTGACTATTTTTTTGGGGGTTATTTCGTTTCCTATATTCTACCGCTCCTTGTTTCATAATTTGACTATTTTTTTGGATTGCTCCTATACCTTTATATTTTTCATCAAGCATATCTTTATTTTCAGTTCTAAATTCTTTCATAAATTCTTGAAATTTATTTAATTTCTTAGGTTTAACAGATTTACCACGTCCAATTATATAACCTTCTTTATCAACTGTTCCTAATTGTTCTGTTCTTAGTTCTTCAATTTTCCTTTTAATTTCTGTTATATTTTTATCTTCTAATTCTCCTTTCTTTGATTTTCTTAATATTAAATCTATGGTTTCGTCAGGTCCAGATTCTAACATATCAAAATATTCTTTTTTAGTTTTCTTTTTTTTAGGTTCATCTATTTCAACATCTTCAGTTTTTTTTATATTTAATCTGTTCTTTAAAGCTTTAACGCTTTCTTTTGACAAGTCTTTTCCTTTCTTCATCTTTAATTTACTTTTTATTGAATCAATATTTTTTTCAGTTATTTTTAATCTTTCTTTTTTAGGTAATAACTCTCTTATTTTATCTCTAGCTTTTTGTTCTTTTTCTTCACTTTCAAGTGCTTTTAATGCTTTTTCTGTTCCTAATTCATCTTTAAACGGTGCCATATCTATGATATCCACAATATTAAAACCACTCGATTTGAGGACAGCAAGCAGATCTTCTTTACTCAAATTTTGCAATGCTCCTTTTATTCTTTCAACTTCAACTACTTCATCACTTGTTTCCATCTGAAGAGCAATTAATTTATCTATCGCTTCTTGTTTATTTAATCTTTCTGGTATTTTAACCTTCTTTGGTGTTTCTTTTGTTTTATCTCCTGTTTTATCTCCTGTTTTATCTACTGTTTTATCTCCTGTTTCATCTTCTTTTTTATCTTCTTTTTTTACTGAAGGTTTAACATTGAATTTTTTAAAACTACCTAAAATATAATCATGATATATTATTTTCGCTTCTTCAAATATGTCCAATGAGTCTAGTCTTAATTTAATTTCTTTAATTATTGGCATTACCGTGTTTCTTAAAAATTGCCAAATTGTAGTTTTATTATTATCTTCCATAGATGATAAATAGTCTTTCTGTTCCTTTGGAAGTAAAAGTAATTCATTCTTTTCTTTAATATTTTTTTCAATATTTTTAGAAAAAGATCCATAAATAACCCTTTCTGCGGTTGTCATACTAACGTATGAACTCTTAGCAAAAATAACTAATAAATCATTATAATTATTTTTAATTTCCTCAATATTTTTGTAATTTTTTCCAGCTTGAATAAATTTTGTAAATTCCATGTCATAAAATGAATCTAGTTGTTCGTATTTGTCTCTTATCGTTTCCATCTCAGCTATGACTATCTGTTGTTTTAATCTAGGGAGTTCTTCAAATTCTTCAGCATTTGGTATATTTAGTTCTTTAACATCTTTAATTAAATCTTCAGATTTTTCTTTTAACCTCTGAAAGTCTTTATCTGTCGCGAAATCTGATACTGTACCGCCATTTTTTTTATTTCTGTTGTTCTTCATTTATACTATACTATACTATACACATAAATAATTTATTTAATTATATTTAATATATTATTATCTATATAGTATAGTATATACTATGGATAACCTAATGATACTCCAAAGGAGGACTAAAAAATCACTTGTAGAAAAATTCGGAGGACTTTCAGTTGGACAATTGGGAGATTTTGAATTATTAAAAGGTAAATATAAAGGCAAAAAATATTTTGAAGTTTTAGAAGAAGAACCTAATTATTGTGATTGGGTTTTAAATAATGTAAAATCAAATACATCCCCATTATCTTTATTTAAATTATTTTTAGATAGAAAGATTTTACAAGCAATTGAGATTGAAAAAAACAGTAATTTAACTCATTATCATACTAACGAAGAGGATAACTATGCGTATAAATCTGACTTAGATGAAGAATAAACTAATAATAATATTAGACATATCTATGAGTATTATTTTTTTACAATTTAATAAAATTATTAGATATTATATATTAACTTAATATATAGTATGCTTACTTTAGGTTCTAAGATAAATAAATATTCAACCCCTATAGGTTATGTTGATGGAGGTAATGATCGTGAAAAATTAATATTCTTAACACTTGAGAATATTGACATGACACAGAAAGAAAGAGACGAAATAAAAAATAAATATAAAAATCAAGACATAGATATTTCACAAATTATGAGTCAATCAGATTTACAAAAAAAAGTAAAAAAAGTATATGGAGGTAATATAAAATTAAATACTTCTGATTATACATTATTAACAAATTTAGTTAATGCAGGTATAACCCCAAAAGATGAAAGATTAAAAGGTATCTATACAATTATGAAAGGTGGATTGTCTGAGAAAGATAAACCCATGAAATCGTTAGATATATATGACGGTCATATAAAACAAATACCTAAAATTGTAATGATGGGTAAAGACAGTGGAAAAATGATATTTAGACATTATCTTGCTGGTCCTTCACAATCTGGAAAATCTACATACGCTGCGGGATTAATCAAAGAATATAAAAGCTTCAATGGAGCAGGAAAAATATACCTATTTAGTGATACCAAAGAAGATGAATTATTAGATAAATTAGGAGTAATAAGAATATCATTAGATAATGATTTAGTTGATAAACCTATTGAATCAGATGAATTAACTAACTCATTATGTGTATTTGATGATGTTGATAGTATTGTAAATAAAGATATAAAAAAATCAGTTAATTCTTTAAAAGATCAAATCTTACAAAAAGGAAGACATAATAATATTAGTTGCATATGTACAAGTCATCAAATTACAAATTATAAGGAAAGTCGCATAGTGTTAAATGAATGTCAATTTATTACATTATTCCCTAAAGCAACCGCCAAAAGAAACATCGTATATGTGCTAAAAAACTATTTTGGAATGGATGAAGATGAAATAAGTAAATTATTAGATTTGCCCTCAAGATTTATTACAATACATAAAGAATATCCTAGGTATTGTGTATGGTCTGGAGGAGTTTATATTTTATAATATTATTCTACCTCCAATTGTTGATACATCTTTATATTCATCATACATTAACACCACCACCGCATCGTCTGCATCTTTTATTTCAGCATTATCTTTTACAATATCATCTATGAATTTTTTGAACTCTTTTAAGGTCTTATCTTTATTTAATATTCTACAACTTGCCCACCAACCACAAGTATTTATACCTGCACCTTGTTTTTGAAATTTATGATCGTTGTAAGTCAATAGATATGGACTTGATAGCATTAAAAGACTTAAAAATTTAAAATCTTGTCCGTGTTTAGGATCATTTGAACTAAATTCGAGTTCCTCATCTGGTTTATATCCATATGAATCTATCCATTCAATACATTCTTCCCTATCTTTACCGTAAAAAGTTTTAATTAGTGCTGTAAAATGTCCAAAGTTATCATCATGAGGCGAAATATAAAGTAATATTACTTTTCCATTATGATGATCTAATAATTCTTCAATAGTTTTATATTTGTATAAATCTTTATAAAGAATCATCTTTGCTCCTGCCATCTTCTCAACTTGCTTATCTGATAGTGCTATCGATTTTAATCTTATTAATTTATCTTTTATATCTGCCATTATTAAACTATACTTATATTTTAATAATAATTATATTATTTACGAATAAATAATTATATTATTTACGAACAAATAACATTTTCATAGTAAAAGTAGAACCTGTAGGAATTAACAACGGGAATAATCTCCCGTGAGCATCGCGCCAGAATGCTTGAAGATCTATATTTTTTAATCCTTCTCCTCCTGATTTCATTTGAGTTAATTGAAATTCTGAACCAATTACAAAATTTTGAATTCCTCGGGTTAAAACACCATCTGCACCATCTAAACTTATTTCAAAATCTTTCATCACTTTTGTGAAAGAGTAAGATGTATCATTATTTAAATCTAAGTTATCCGATACATATTCGCTGACTATTGGAATTTGTGAAGTTGTAAAAACAATTGACCTGACTGCAGATAATTTACCTAAGTTTGGAAAATATGTTTTTAATAATATACCGTTAGTCCATTCTGCGGTATGTTGTCCTGATGACGCATATTTAACGATCTCACCACTAAATTTGTTATTGCCGTTTCTTGCGCTATCCATTCTAAAATATCTGGGATCTCCAAACGTGGTTTTAGTTCCCGGGTAATCTCTACATAAATCATTATAAAGATTTTTATTAACATAAATTAAATTTGTAATTCCATCCTCTGTGAAAGTTGAAGGCATCGCTAAATTAATACTTGATGCGCTTTTATCGTAGAAAAAATAAGGTTTGTCTGTAGTTGCAATACCTGTTCCTACATATGCATCTTTTATACCTTTATTCAACATTTGGCAGAAATCTACATAATTATAAACACCTGGAGATTGATTACCATTTGCAATATATTCCACGTTGGCAGTAGTAAAATCACCAGTATTTCCGTTTTGAATTGTTATTTTATAAAATCCGTTATCAATTGTATTATATGGAGGTTGTTGAAATGTCTCAAATTGTGTAGTAGGAAAAAGCATAATAGGAATTTCGCTTAAATCAACTTGGAACCTTAAAATACTAACGTTATAATTATCTACATTGTCAAGTAGATTCTGTGATCTAATATCGGTATAGTTTAATTCTATAGGTTCATCTTGTTTATTTACAACATTGATATTGTAATATAAATGATTTATACTATTTTTATTTAAAAATGACATCTTTATATATTACTTACATAAAATTAAAAAAATAAAATTATATTTTTTTAGTATTTAAATTAAAAAATAAAATTACATCTCATCGGTCTGATGATATATTGAATTAGCAAGGTCTCCCCTAGAAAGAACTTTACCGCCTGCTATTCTTCCACCTTTATTTTTCGTTCCGTTGTTTTTACCCATACCTATAGATGATAGTCCTTTATCTGCAACCCCTAAAACGGTTTGACCAACTGGCGATTTAATACCCTCTCTTATCGCTTTTACAAATCCAGGAACCATAGGCAATAATGCTAATGGGTTAAATCCTCCTGCAATACGACCACCAAATAAATTTTCACATTTATCGTCAGAAATTTGTTCGGCTCCAGATAATTGAGAATCTAACACATCATTTTGTGAAAGGACACCTAATTGTCTGCTTACTGTGCCGTTTATTATTGACATTGAACCATCATATATTATTGCATATTTTAGTGTATATTTATTAGTCGTGCTTGATATATTAGTGATATTCGCTGAAATACCAAATTGTGGATTACTTAAAACTCCAACTGACATATCTGTAGGCAATCCAATTTCTCTACCAAAATCTAATGCAATCGCACTTCCTACATATTTTGAATATTGGGAATATGTAAGATCCAGTCCATTTTTCTTTGACACATAATATAAATCTGAATCTTTTGAAGAACTCAAAAGTCCTGATCTATTTCCAAAACTAACATTTATTGAATTGATTCTAGCTTTGAACGTGTCAGATTTTTGTAAGTCTGCAGCAGTTAAACCGTTTCTTTCAGATTCAGATTCTTCCGCCCAAATAATGACCCTTCTAGGCACTGAAGATAAATTGATACTTGGAGCTACAATATCTCCAGAAACTCCAGGCGCTATGTCACCTGTGACTTGTTTATATACTTGAACTTCTTGATAACTATATGAAAGTTGTCTCGGAATCTTATCTAATAATTTAGGACTTGCATAATAAAAGTGCAATTTAGGATTTGAGGACATACTCACGCTAATGTCTGTTAATGTTTGTGGTGGTGTTGATTTCATACAGAAAAATCTACCAAGGTTCGTAATTACTGCGTTGTATGAAAGTGATTTAATTTGTGTCAAAGCTTTCTTTTGATACCAGAAAGGACTTACAAAACAGGGTTCAAGACATTTAACTTTGAACCCTACATATTTGTCATCAGCTGCATTAATTTGAATTGTATTTGCAGATCCCCAATTAGCTGCATTTGACCCATCTCCTGATCCTTTTATCGCATCATAGTCACAACCCCAAAACGCGTTTCTTGAATCTCTGATAAAGGAATCCGCATATTTCGCAAAAGGATCTCTGAATGTTTTATCTGTTTGTGAGTATAAATGTAATTCGTCTAACATTGACGGTGTTAAACTATATTTACCACTTCTATCTTGAATATCGTTACAAAATCTTATAAAGCAATTGTTATAATCTTTCAAATTAGTTGTGAATTGTGCCCCATTCAATGAAACTGACTCTGTCGCCATAATTTGAGATATTGGGAATGCTCTTGGCGCTATATAGTGACTTGTGTCTTGACCTGCTTTATCAGCAGGTGGTGTTGTTGGTGCATTCCCGAATTCTCCTGTAAATCCTCGGGTAGCATTGGCGTTTGTATTCTTTACGTTCGCCACAAATTCAAACTCTACTTCTTTCCAGAAAACTGGATATATCAAGTCATTTTCAGATGGTGGATCTGCAGTTATTGATATATTGGAATTTGATTTAGATTGACCTTCATAAGTTCTAATTGTGAATTCTTGAGGACCGTTTAAAACGCTATACGCTCTTTTTTCTTTTAAATCAAATTCTTGTGGAACTTCATTAACTAAATCTAATGGCAAAATATTTAAACTCATTGTATTATACTATAGGTTCTTATAATTTTTATTATTTTAATTCTATATATTTTATAATTAAAAAGATATTTTATTATATCGTTATATATTATAAATGTCAATTTCAAATTTATTTTTAAAAAATAATTATAAATTATATTGTGAAGAATTAAATACAGATAGGATAACAATTGATGAGTTCAGTTTTGAAGGTGGTGAGTTAGTTAAAAAAGCATCTGGAGACGTCCTAACTGCCAATAAAATAGCAGTATGTAAAGGAGGTAGTGAAATATCTGATAGCGTTGCGGATGTAAATGTAGATGGTTCTATTAACATCCCAGAAAATCAAAGTTATAATATTAATTCCCAACCTGTCCTTTATCAAAATATTGGAGATAGTAAATATATGTCTGAAGTAGATGAATGTAAAGCTAACGATAAGGTCCAAACAAATAAAATTACTTCAA